GAACAAAAGCACCATATAAAATTAGGGTCAACACGGAAAAAAGTTTAGGCGTTAAGTCTGTAGCAAAGGCTGCTCTTGCATCTTTTCGATCTTCGACCTCTGTCTTAAAGGACTCTAAGTCAATCTCCATCTCTTTAAGACGGTTTTTAAACTCAGAATCAGCCTGTTTCAGAAGAACAGCTTTGTCAGGCTCTCGTTCAATTAAATCTTCAATCTCGTTTGCAGTTGCTGTACTGGGCATACCTAGTTTGGAGGCAGCTATCTTTACAGCCATTCCAGCAAGTGGTCCTCCTGCCGCACTAGCAATATGAGGAGAAAGCGATTTAAGCAAGCTTCCTAACTTCACGCGCCAACCTCGTCTGATGGAGTTACTTGCTCGGCTACTATATCTTCGATGGTATCGCACACATCAGGTACAACAACTCCAGTGGTTGCGCTTAACGCACTACGACCGACAGCACGTACTCCTTTGTAAAAAGAACTGCAATATACTTCTTGGTTGTCTATAACCTGCTGCACAGAAGTACAGCTTGATAACATTACAATCGCACTAAGTAATAATAGTAGTCTCATTTTTTTGCTCCTTTATAAATTTCTTTAACCGACCTTTGTAATTTTCCATAAAATGATCTGAAATGGCATCCGATATACCGCCATCTTTTTGTTCTTTTTTAGGATTTATAAAGCTCTTGCCAGAATTTGCAAAGTAAAGCATGGTCTGCGATGAAGATGGACCGAACATAACCTTTGGTATCTTCGCAACGATATCATCGGCCATCACGCAGGAGATTTGATCGTCCAGTTTCATAGCACGTTTAAAGCCTTTGAAAAATACATTAGGCTTGCCAAAAGTTATAAGGCTTAGGTTAGGGTGCTTCTTGTTTAGTTTAGCGGCTGTTAGCTCTGCTAGAGCACCACCAAGACTATGACCACACACTAGGGTACGTTTCTTGTAGTCGATAAGCTTCTTGATTTCACCCCAGACAGAGGCATGAGCAGCAGCAAAGCCACCGTGGCAGAAGCGTCCCGCATAGGGTACAGGGATAGCACTGGCGTTCCAAATCCAGTCAGCGGCCTGCTGTGTGCCTCTAAAGACTATTATATCTACTGACTTACGCCTGACAAAATAGGCAGTAGTAGAAGTCCACTTGTTTTCTATTTTAATTGTATCTGCATTATTTTCGTTGTAAGCCTTCATGGCCCATGAACAGGCCATGTTAAGTAAAACAGGATCAAGTTTCATTTGTCAGCCTTAGTCTCAAGTCGTTTAAAGATTGCACCAAGCATTTCTTTAACTTCTCTAATGTCTTCACGATAATCCTCTTTAGTCACATACTGCACAGCGATAGACTTCATATCGGCATCTATTCTATCTAACAAGACAAAGACCCTATTAACTAGCCAGCCTCCAATAAATCCCGACACGCCTACAGCGACATTAAAAAGCACTTGATACTCCATCTACAGTGACCCAATAAAAGTGATTATCCAACCCAAACCGCCTACACAAAAAGTAGCGGCTAAAATAGCAAACATTAAGTTTTTAAAATCTTGTTCTTTCCTAAGTTTTTCTCGCTTTAAACGATTATCTTTTATTTGTTGTTGATTGCGACGATATCTTTCTTCCTCGCGTAAGCGCATCATACGTTTGTACTGCGGAGTCTTTCCTTTATCAACAAAAATTCGCCGAACCGCCTCTTCCATTTTTGCTATCTTCATCTCAGATTCAATTACTTTGAGTGCGTAGTTTTCTACTGATCCTGACGCATATATGCCTTTGGCTTTTTGACGATCTACTTCTTCCTTTGCTTCTTGTACTTTTTCTTTAGCATCGTAAAACGAGCCAATTTTTCCAATAAGATCAGTAGCATCTTGCCCTGCCTCGACACCTTGCTTAATAAGCTCAAAAGCCTTGCTTGCTGCTGCTAGTGCTAGTCCAATTTCTATCAATGTTCATACCTATGGGGCTGTAGGCCAGTCAGAATCTTCAAGGTCAGGAAAATTACTATGTGTTGTAATATCCCTAAGACTTTGACGATATGTAGCCCAAGCTGTTTTATCTACAGTTGCATCAGCAATTTGTGTCCAATCGGATTCAACTAGTAAAGCGTTGCGTTTTTCTCTGACGTTAGCTTCTGCTCGATCATTAGCACCTGAGTTCCATTCTGATTCTCGTGCGTCCCATTCAGCTTCTTCTTCAGCAGTAAATGGTACATCTCCGTCAACAGTTGCGTGATAACGTGTCATTATTAAGTCCTATAATTTTTTGTTTACTATTAAACAATTATTTAGCAATGCCATATAAACTAAATGAACCATATATATTTCCACTAAATAATTGAAATCTAATCCCAGTCATTACTCCTTGATGGTAGGTCATAAGACAACCGCCTATAGACCTATTTGCACTAGTGTTTCCAGTTATTGTAACGCCATCATATCTGACTGTTTGGTATGCGTTAGCACTAGGAGTATCAAATTGAAAAACTATATTGGCAGGTTGTGAGGCAGATGTTGAAACATCGCTTCCTGAAAGATTGTTAGCAATACTTGCAGCACTAGTGCCAGCACCAGAGTTAAAACTGGTCGAACCGCTTGATCCAAGTGCTTGTCTTACGTGCTGATAATAATAGCCGTTTGTTTTAAAAGAACCTCCAATTTTTAATAAAGCACCAAAACCTGCTGATGCTGAACCATAGATTCCAGATGCAATTATTACATAACGCGAATATGTAGAATCTATATCACTGTCAAAAGTAACTGTTGCAGCATTAGACGCATTTATAGTCGATAAAAGAACCCAAGAACCACCACCTGCAGGAGCAGTAGACTGCCAAGTTGTTCCGTTAGAAGTGAGAACATTGCCTGACGTAGATGGTGCTACTGCTAAAGGTGCAGACGTTCCATTTCCTAATAAAACATTGTTAGCGGTTAATGTAGCTGCACCTGTACCACCGTTTGCAACAGGTAAAGTGCTAGTAACTGCTGACGCAAGATTTACTGGTGAAGTAGCTTTAGCGTTAAGTTGTGTTTGTATATTCGACGTTACGCCGTCAATAAAATTAATGACTGGCGCGGAGTCGGCTATATTTCTTGAGTTACTCATTTAAAAACTCCTATGGTGCTGTAGGCCAATCATCGTCAGACAGATTAGGGAAACTAGAATGCTCTGGCAGATTTCGTAGGGCTTGTCTATAGCTAGTCATTGCGTCCGTCATAGTGACATCTGACAAGGCATAAAAGTCTGTATCTTTAAGCAGCCCATCACGCTTAGTCCGTACCGCAGCAGCAGCTTCAGCGTCTAGTCGTGCTTGGTAGGCTGTTTCATGCTCGGACTTAGTAGTGGTTACGCCATCAACCGTAGTGTCAGCAAACATATCTTGCTCAACCCACGCCTGTACCCAATTGTCACCATCCTGTACCGCACCGTTACGAACAACTTGCTTATACGCTCCGCTAGGCTCTGGTTTAGGTGCTTCCAATACTGGATCAATGTTTAGACTTGCACAGACATCTGCATTCCAAACTTTCGGTATTGATACATTTTTATTTAATGCGCGGATCTCGCCTTGCGACTTGAGTGATCCGTCTTCCATTCTATATTCCATAGTTGATTATCCTATGCTATTGCTAAAAATATGTAAGTTTGTCCAGATTCGTTTGCGTCACTTTGATAACCATCACCAACATTTACCGCAAATCCGCTTGCAGCAGGATCAATTTTATCTGTGTTGGTAACTTCTGCGCTAGTGTCATTTAAATTAAGGTATGGACTATTACCCGATACTATGCCTCTGACTGAATCAAAAACCATATATAGACCACTTTCGCTAGATTTTTTAATAAGAACGAATCTTGCTCCTGCGCTAAATCCACAGTCTATTGTCTGAGTAGAACCGTTACCTGTATAGCTTCCAACTTTACTGACTCCATCTACCGAACCAAATAAATAGGCTATATAATTTTTACTAGACTGATTAGTGTTCGATGCAGTTCCTACCGTAAAAACAGAGGATGTCGTGTTAGTGTTATTCCAAATAGTGCTACTTGTTGAAAAACCATCCATCTCATTTAAGTTTGCCCAATGTGTACCACCATAATGTTTATGGTAAACAGCCCAATGCTGACTGTCGGTTCTATTTTTGACCCACATCATTTCAGGAGCGATGCTCAAATTATGTGTTAATGTGCGATTACTACCTGTTCCTGTATAAGCAACCACATCCATAAATTGAGGCGCGCGCTTGAATGACCAACTAATAACATCAGAAA